GGTATACCCTTAATAACATTGTACCACAGGCTCGATATCAAGTAGGTTCTGTTGAGGCTAGGTCCTGGAATAACCTGGATGCTGTCTATTGGACACAGTATGGAATCAACTCTGATGTTTTATGCAAATACAATGTAAAACCTTTAGAGAGATTTGTATTCACAACTGAAGATGATAGCCGTCCTGAATTAGTTCGTACAGGAAATTTCATTTATGGTTTCTTTAATAGGGATGGTCAGATCATGAAGATCTATCAGCCAAGAAATAAGGACCTGAAATTTATCAAGGTACATGACTATATCCAAGGCCTAGAACAACTGGAATACACACAACCTAATCTGATTATTACCAAGTCCCTAAAAGACATAATGTGTCTATCTGCTTTTGGCTACAATGCAGAATACATTGCTGTAGAAAGTGAGAGTGTTATGCTCAGAAAGGAAATGGTTGACATCTTCAAGAAGAGATACAAGTCTTTATGCACCTTATTTGATTCTGATACTGCTGGCATGCTTGCTAAAAGTAATTATCAGAAGGCTTATGGTATTGATGGTATACATTGTTCTCTAGAAAAAGATCCTTCAGATTCTGTTGAGAAGTATGGTATGAATAAAACACGGTTAGATTTAACACCGTTACTAAAAGAAGTATTGAAAAAATGAATTGGTTATATCAAAGTAAAGAGTTTACTGATCAGCATATACCAGAAGGTGCTGTAGGATTTGTATATATGATGACTGCCATCATAGATGGTAAATGTCTAAGATACATCGGTAAGAAAAACTTTTATTCAGTTACTAAAAAGAAGATGGGTAAAAGAGCTCTGGCTGCTGTGACTGACCAAAGACTTAAGAAATACACAAAGGAGACTAAATTAAACTACAAACATTATTATAGTAGTAATAATGTTTTACAGGCAGCTCATAAAAGAAATACTGTTATTCATCGTGAGATTCTAAAGATTTGTTATTCAACAACAGAACTTACTTACGAAGAAACAAAGTACTTATTTCAATATGAAGTACTTGAGAAAGACGACTTTCTTAATGGGAATATCTTAGGTAGATTTTATAAACAAAAAAAGTAGATGGAACAAGATAAAGAACTAAATATTAAGATGCTATTTGCATCTCTTGCAGAAAAAGGTATTGTAGAAATTCATATTGGATTTGATGGCTCAGGAGATTCCGGTTCTATTGATGATGATATCACATGTTATGTTGAGAATTCCGATTCTGAACAGATTCCTGCAGAAAATATATCTGATGAAGTTAAAAAGAATTTATCAGATTTAGGTTATCATATCCTCGAGAGATACTATGACTATGATTGGTATAACAATGATGGTGGCTATGGAACAATCCATATTAATATTAAAGAACAAGAGTGGGATATTGAAGGATACCAAAGAACATATGATACTATAGAAGTATCTGGAGCTGGTGATTTAGGTAGTACATTAGACTCTTTCATTAAAAATTAATATGGCTCATCCAATAGATCACTGCCGTTCATCTGCTAAAAGATGGGGAGGTGAACCTGAGGAGTACTTACACATACATAATTGGTTTGATGAAACTAAATCATGGTATGGTCACAGCATGCATAGATTATTCCGACATCATAGTGAAGGAATATTTGAATGTGAGAAGGTCTTCGGACCTTTTTTTGTGAACTCTACTGGAAAGAAAGTCATGACCAGATATGTAGGTGAACAACATGTAAAAGAAGACTGCAATGGTTATATACCAAGTGCAAAAGAATGGATAATCAATATGAATAATCCACCACTGTGGATGATCAAGACACAAAAAATAGAAGACTAATGAAAGTTATAGGAATAATTGTATTGGTCATACTAGGAATAAGTTTATTGCTATTAACCTGTATGGGTTTATATGCTCTTTGGTTTATGGCTTTTCCTCAATTTATTAATAAAGTAAAAAAGAAGACTAATGGAAAGTAATAATCTAGAACTTACATCTGAGGTATGTGACAACATTCTTCAGATGCTTAAAAGCAATGATAAAACTAATCTTACTGTTGTAGAAGAAACTATTAGAAACATTGATGTTGCTGCAAATCTTCCGTATCTTTTGATCATGTTTAAGGAGTCTTCTGTTGAGAATAGAAAGACTGTATTCCTAAACATTATCAGAGAAAAGTTGAATGAACACTGTATACATCTAACATTAAGTGATAACCCAAAAGATCTTACTTATAACAGATTGTATACTGAGGTTAAGGCTCACGAGAATATTAAACCAGAAGCTATGCAATATTTCTTAGAAAGATTTGCTTCTAGTTTAGGTTCAGTAATGGTTAGTTGGGGATTTACTTTCATGGAAGACTTTGATCTAAAACTTATACCAAAGAAATAATGGATTACAGTACTATATCCAAAACCAGTAAAGAACTAATGTTGCTTGAGCCCTTCTATGGGCTCTTGCTTATTAGTCTTAACAAAGAAATATCAGACCGTATACCTACAGCTGGAGTATCTAAGAATGGTATCAACTATCAATTGGTAGTTAATCCAGAGTTCTGGGAGAGTCTTCCATCTGATCACAGGATTGGTTTGCTGAAGCATGAATTGCTTCATATCGGTTTCTTTCACCTTGAATATGATGACAAGGGAAAGGACCGAAAGCTTGCAAATATTGCAATGGATCTAGAAATTAATCAGTATATCGATAAGAAGTATCTTCCTGAAGGAGGATGCACTATTGATAATGCTGTATTTGGTCCATTGAATCTGCCCGTAAAAGCTGGCTGGAGAACTTATTATGATCTTCTATTACAGGAAGCACAGAACCAAGCCAACTCTCCACAAGGACAGAAGATTCAAAAAATGATTGATGCTATTGCAGCAGGTCTAACTCAGACTGATGACGGTACTCCTGTACCTGATCACAGTACATGGGATGAATTTGAAAACTTAAGTGAGGCAGAAAAGAAACTGATTAGGGCTCAGGTAGAGCATACTCTTAATCAAGTTGCTGAACAGATTGAAAAAAGTAGAGGAACTATTCCTGGAGAATTTCAAGGCATGATTCAAAAGATGAAACAGAAAGAACCACCAAAGTTCGACTGGAGAAGTTATCTTAGAAGATTTGCCGGTGGTTCTCAAATTGTATATACAAAGAAACTGAGACGTAAGTTCAATAAGAGATTTGAAGATAACCCTGGTCTTAAGATCAAGCAACGTCGACATATCCTTGTTGGTATTGATACCTCAGGTTCTGTTAGTGATAAAGAACTGATAGAGTTCTTTCAAGAGATAGATCATATCAATGCTACCGGTAGTGAGATTACCGTCATCCAATGTGATGCTGCTATTAGATCTATCAAACCTTATAGGAAAGGAGATGGTATCAAGGTTGAAGGCCGTGGAGGTACTGACTTTGATCCTGTCTTGGAATACTATAATGAAAACATACGTAAGTATTCTTGTCTTGTATACCTCACTGATGGTGAGTGCTATACAGATGTTACTGTAAGAGGTAAAATGCTCTGGGTAATATCAACACGTGGAAAAATCAATGATAAATTAAAAGGTCCTCAAATAAAGCTAAATTAAGTATGTCACAAGTAAATCTTAACACAAATGAACTCAAGGGGTTCATGAATCACATTGTATCAAACAATCGTTATTTGCAAGCAAATGGTAAGATACCTGTTGCTGTTGCTGTAGAAGGTGAAGCCGGTATCGGTAAGACAAGCACAATCCTCCAGATTGGTAAAGAGCTGGGCTTGCAAGTAGTTAAGCTTAATCTCTCTCAGATAGAAGAGATAGGTGACCTTACTGGTTTTCCACTTAAGGAATTTGAAATAAAGAAACAAGGTGAAGACGGCAAGGTAGTTACCAAATGGGTACCTGAGTCTTTAATGCCTATGTATGTACAGAATAAGTATGTTCCTTCTGGAGAAAAGAGAATGTCTCATGCTGCTCCTGAATGGATTCAAGGTAGAGGAGAAGGTGGTATTCTAATATTGGATGACTATACGCGTGCTGATCAAAGATTCCTACAAGCTTGTATGGAATTGATTGACCGTCAAGAGTATATCTCCTGGAAGCTACCAAAGGACTGGCACATCTTGTTGACTACCAATCCTGATAATGGAGACTATAATGTAAACTCTATTGACGTTGCTCAAAAGACAAGATTCATTACTGCAAACTTGAAGTTTGATATCAACTGTTGGGCTGAATGGGCAGAACAGAATGGTATTGACTCTCGTTGTATCAACTTCCTGTTGATGAATCCAGAGGTTGTAAAGGACAAAGTAAATGCTCGTTCAATTACTACGTTCTTTAATAGTATCTCAAGTCTTCCAAACTTTGATACTTCGGAGTCATTGGCTATGATTCAATTCATTGCTGAGGGTTCTGTAGGAGAAGAAGTTGGTAGCATGTTTACCATGTTCATTAACAACAAGCTTGACAAGTTGATTAGCCCAGACAAAGTTCTCCTAAAAGATAACTGGAAAGATGTTGAA